GATTGCAAGTTATCAGTAGCAAAAGATCTTACAGCAAATGTAGGTGGCAATATAGAGGCTAATGTAACGGGTAATGCACTAGCAACAATTGGCGGTACAACTACTGTGTTGAATACCGGTGATATGAATTTAACTGTGAGTGGAAAGGACTCAGCTAATATAACAATAAAATCTCAGTATTCAGTTGCTGAAGCAGCAGGCTCAACGACTATACATAAAGGTGAAATTAAATTAGATGGTAATGTTACTGTGACTGGTACAAGTAAGTTAATCGGTGAAACAAGAATAGCCGATGATACTATTACACTTGATACACATACACACGGTTCTAATAACGTAAATCAAGCAAATACTGCAGGACCTAACACTAACTAGTATAAATAAGATATATGGCACAGATAGCAATACCAACAACGTACAAAGATTTAGATTTTTCTTTTAAGCAAAATCCTAATACGAATGACGTTGGAATAAAAAAGAATAATGCAGCAGTAATCCAAAGTTGTCTTAATATACTTCGTACAAATCACGGAGAAAGGCCATTTGATTATAATTTTGGTGCTAACTTAAGAGCATATCTCTTTGAGAATATGACAAATACCACAGCTGCAAATATGGCAACAAGTATAGAGGTTGCTTTAGCAAATTATGAACCACGGATAGAAGTACTTAACGTAAACATTCGAGCACAAGCTTCAGAGAATGATGTATTTATAACAGTAACCGGTAGGGTAAAATCAAGCAACGATATAATTGATATCGCTACCACAATAGAGAGATTACGATAATGGCAATCGAAAGAAGAATTAATGCAAGTCAATTAGACTTTGATCAGATAAAATCAAATCTAGTTGCATATATGCAAGCAACAGATACAACGTTTAATGATTATAACTATGATGGCTCTGCGATGTCAACCATTATTGATGTGTTAGCATATGTAACTCATATTAACTCAATGAATGCTAACTTTGCATTGAATGAAACATTCCTTGATACATCGCAGCTACGAACTTCTATTGTATCTCATGCTAAGCTATTAGGATATACACCTAAATCGATTGCGCCTTCTATTGCTTATGTTAATGTAAGAATGAATTATGATACAACTGCTACACCATTATGGAATCATGATGGAACTAATACTCCATTACCATTAACTATGACAAGGGGCACAGCATTTAAAACAACTATTGACGGTGTTGATTTTCCAATGTTTGCTTCAGATACAAGTACGATTTCATTTAACAATGGTTGGAACTTTTCTAATATAGCTATCGAGCAAGGTACACTTACATCAGTATCATATACATACCAAAATAATGCATTCGAACAATACATATTACCACAAGCAAATGTAAACACAGATTCAATTAAAGTTACTGTTACAGATTCAGGATCTACTAATGCTGCAAAGGTATATTCACTTAATACTAATATGGTAAACTTAGATGGTACGAGTGAAGTATATTTCTTAGAAGAAACCCGTGACGGATTTTATGAAGTTAAATTTGGTGATAATATTCTTGGTAAGAGACCGGGTAATGGTAATACAATAACAATCGAGTATTCTTATATTACATCAGGTGTAGATGTAAATGGTGCTACAGTATTTGAAATGACTGGTTCACTCAATGGTAACACAGATGAAACAATTACACTTGTAACAAAAGCGGTAGGTGGTGCACCAAGAGAAACAAAAGAAGCAATTAAGTTTAATGCTCCATTATCATTTGTATCTCAAAATAGAGCGGTTACGCCTGATGATTACAAGTCAATTATTCAAAACGAATTTGGAGATGTAGATGCGGTATCTGTATGGGGCGGAGAATCACATGATGTTCCTGATTATGGTAAAGTGTATGTGAGTATTAAACCAAAATCAGCAGATACATTAACTGAGGTGCAGAAAGAAACAATTAAAACACAAATCCTCAAACCTAAAAACGTCGTAAGTATTACCCCGGTTCTCATTGATCCCGAATATACATATATTGACTTAGAAGTATTCTTTAAATTTAACCCTAACAAAGCTACAGTAACTGCATCAGGGTTGGCAACATCTATAAGGAACACATTAGTGCAACACAACACAGACGTATTAAAAACATTTGGTGGTGTATTTAGATTATCAAATGTAGCTAAAAAGATTGATGATACTAATGTTGCCATTATATCTAATGTTACACGCGTAAAGATGACGAAGAAAGTCACGCCTACACTTGGTACTGCTAAATCATATTCTTTAAAGTTTAATCAACCATTAACTGATTTAGATGGTACTTCTTCAGCTCTTGGTTCTTATGTAACATCAAATACATTTACATTTAATGGCACAGCTCAAGCAAAGCTAAAAGACTACTATGATACAGATTCTGGAATACGCATTATTCAAGTAGTTGACTCAGGTGGTTTAATATTAGATACAAACGCTGGTACGATAAATGAAACTACTGGAGTAGTTACACTTACCTCATTTAATCCAACTGCATTACCTACAGGGCAAACTACTATCGATGTCACGGTTAAACCAGCGAGTACTGATGTATCGCCTGCAAGAAACGTGTTATTAGATATACAGACTTCAAGTGCTGCTATTTCAGGCGAGATAGATACAATGGCTACTGGTGGTACAACTGCTGGTATTGATTATAATACAACGAGCGCGTAATGTCAAATAGTCTTGGAAAATATAATATATCATCTTACATAGATGAACTAGTACCTGATCATGTAGAGTCTTCATATCCTGATCTAGTTAATTTTCTTAAGACATACGCATTATATTTAGAGCGTCAAAACGAATCAGGCTTTTATCTTAACTCATTAGATATTCAAAGAGATATTGATTACGTAGAAGAGAATCTACTTACTGAGTTGCAGAACGAAATTGGTATTGCTGTACCAAGAGACTTCGCTACAGATCCAAGGATGTTTTATAAGCGTTTAGTTGAATTCTATAAGTCGCGTGGTACACCTGAATCTATTACAGCATTCTTTAGAATGATATATGATGATGAGGTAGAAACATATTTTCCATATGTAGATGTATTAAATCCTTCAGATGGAGATTGGACAGATCAAGCGGCGGCAGTTCAAGCTGATAGAACAGCATTTACTCCAATAAACACATTTACAATATCAGGTACACCAACTGAAGTAACTGGAAATAATGATGCAGGTAACCCGGCATTATTTGATGATGATATTGTGTTTGTTAATAACGATTATAAAACTCCAGGTACAGATTATACCGAATCAGTTTATTCTGATTCGACTACTAAATATAAATTAACATTTGCAAGTGCATTATCAAATGGTGATGTTGTAAGAACATATGCAAAGGGTTTATTTACATCAGCTAATGGATTCTTATCAGATAAAAAGTTTATTCAAGATTCTTATTATTATCAAAAGTTTTCATATGTATTAAGAACTGGTGCAAACGTAGCAGACTGGAGTAATGCATTTACACGATTGGTACACCCAGCAGGATTTAAGTTCTTTGGTGAGATTGCAATATTTATTCAGTTACTTACATCGGGAAATAACCAAACACAATTTGGTAATCAACTACCAGCTGGTGAAATTAGCTTTAACATCGGTGCATTCCAAGTTGGACCAGCACAATTTAATACACATATATTAGAGAAATCATATACTCACTTTGCTAACGGAAGTTCTGAGCTGAGTAAGATAGGTATGCAAAACCATTGGGATAATATGAAGTTTAGATATTTAGGTCCAAACTCAGATTTCGCTCATTGGACACTGCAAGATAGTATAAATAACAATATAAGTACACAATTCGGAATGGGTGGAGCTAGTTCACTCGTTATTTCATAAAACTAAGGAAAAGACATGGCAGCAATAATCACAAGTAAATTCAGACTGGATACAACTAATAAGTTCGTTAATAGTCTAAGTGATAATCAATTCTACATGGCCCTGGGACGGCCAAACGCATGGGCAGATGATACTGTTCCAGATACCCCATATGAAAATGACTATGCATCACACACTTTATGGGAAAACATGTTCGCCATGAAGAGAGTTGATGCTGCAGACATTATTCATTGTTCACCAAGAAACTTATGGGTTTCTGGTACAACATATGCAGAATATGATGATCAAGATACAAATATAGAGAGCAAAGTATATTTTGTTATTTCAGCAAATAATAATGTATATATGTGCTTGAAAGCAGGAGCAGGAGCTTCTACTACTAACCCGGATACTACAGGTGTTCAAACATCGGGTGTTATTAATCACAGTGGATCAGATGGTTATATATGGAAATACATGTATACAGTCCCAACAGCTGATGTAACTAAATTTTTAACGTCATCATTTATACCAGTAAGACATATTAAAGAAGCACCAGCAGGTGGATCTGATACGGCATTGACTAATCAATGGGCAGTACAAGGTAATGCTGTTGATGGTGCAATCTATAATATGAAGATTACAAATGCAGGAACTGGATATACATCAGCTCCTACAATAACAATCTCAGGTAATGGATCAAGTGCTGCGGCAACAGCTACAGTATCTGGTGGTGCTATTACAGGTATTACAATGACAAACGTTGGTTCAGGATATCGTCATGCAACAGTTACAATAACTGGTGGCGGTGGTTCAAATGGTGCAATCAGACCAGTTATCGGACCAGTTGGCGGATTTGGAGCAGATCCTACAAATGATTTAAGAGCACATTATGTAACAATCAACACTGTATTTACTGGTGATGAGTCTGGTGCAATTCCTGATTCAAATGACTTTAGACAAATAGCAGTTGTTAAAAACCCTATTGAGAAAGCAAATGAGAGTGCAACAGTCTCAGCTACTGGCTCAATGGTTGTAGGTAATTTTTATAAGATCTTAACAATAGGAAATACTACCGATTCTAATTGGGCAGCTGCAGGTTCAACAAGCGGCAATCCAGTTGTTGGTGAAATATTTAAGGCTATTGCCACAACGATAACAGGTTCAAGTACAGGTACTATTGCACAAGTTGCAGAAGCAAGTGCATACAATACATGTAAGAGTGTTACAATCCCAGCTGGATTAGCATCTACATATGTTGCTGACTTTGCATTTGAAGGTCATACTGGTGGTACAGTTGGTGCTAAGGGTATCGTTGTAGAATACAATAACTCAACTGGTGTATTACATTATATACAAAACGAAACTACTGGGTTCGGTACATTTACTACTTCACATTTGACAAGAGCAACTGGTTCATCAACTGCTGGTAATCAAATCTCAGCGGTAGGTGCACCTCTCATTAATCATCATCAAGGTGATGTGATGTTTGTAGAGAATAGAACAGCTACAACAAGATCCGCAGGACAAGTAGAAACAGTAAGATTAGTAATCGCATTTTAAATAGGATAGAAACATGGCAATTTCATTTAACGTAGAACCATATTGGGACGACTTTGAGTCGGTTGCATCGGGCAACACACTCAGCCCTAAAGAACAATATCAAAGGATATTATTTAGACCCGGTAAGGCGGTACAAGCACGAGAGTTAACTCAACTGCAAACATCTTTACAACATCAGATCTCTTCTACAGGAGATCATTTATTTAAGGATGGTTCTGTTGTTGTACCAGGAGCGGTGCATCTACATAATAAGATTGACTATGTAAGACTATCAGCATGTAACACAAGTGCAGTTGCAGATATTATTGGTACTGAATACACTGATAGCTCAACTGTTGCTCGTGTTGTCCATGCTACATTAGCAAGCGGTGATGATTCTATTACGTTATTTGTACAATATATTTCAGGTTCGGTGTTTGCCGCAGGCGCTTCATTAACAGCAAGTGGAAGTAAGACAGCTACAGTTGCAAGTTCTAATGATGCGAATGGTAAAACACCAGTTGGATTTGGTTCAATTGTTTCTATCGAAGACGGTATCTATTATATTAAGAGACACTTTGTTACAGTTAAAGCAAATACAATTGTTCTAAACAAATACTCTCCTGATGTGTCATTTGATATAGGTTTACTTGTCACTGAATCCCTTGTCAGTTCGGGTACCGATACGTCTCTTAACGATAATGCTACTGGCACTCCTAATGAGTCTGCTCCAGGTGCACATCGTTATTCTATTACAGCAGCATTATCTTCTCAAGCAGTCAATGCAAACTCAGGTAACTTTGTTCTTATTGCTAGATTAGAATCTGGTGTTATTACAAAGAATGCGAGAACAGCTGATTATAACGTGCTCGAAGATGAATTAGCACGTAGAACATTTGATGAATCAGGTAACTACTACGTTAATCCATTTAAAGCTACTGTTAAAACACATCAAGCCTCAAGTCCTGATGCTACAAAGCTAACTACAGTTGTTGAGCCTTCGAAAGCGTATGTAAGAGGTTACGAGATTGAGACATTATCAAATACAAATGTACATTTTGATAGAGCAAGAACGTCTGAAGTAGTTGACGATAAGCTTATAGAGATAACTCATAATAATTTTATTGAAGTCACAGCCATGACTGGAGTTCCTGATATTACTACATTTGGTAAGATATCTATTGAAAATTCTGGTGGTGTAGAGATTGGTACATGTAGAGCTCGATCAATTGAAAGAGTAAGTGGTAATGGTGCAACATCTGCGTCAAGATATAGAATACATATATTCGATTTTACTGGTACAATGACAGGTGCAACTCAGCTAGATGACAAAGAAGGCACCGCGGCAGGTACAGCCTTTGCCGCAACAATCGCAGATGGTGGCTTAGCCACCGCATATAACATCGGCCCTGACAGTTTAGTATATGAGTTACCATATAAAAGAATTAAAACATTAGATGGAGAAGTTGATGAATCTGCTGCAGATGATTTTGACTTTAGCTATAGTGTTAATCGTATAGTTGGTAGTGCAACAGTATCAGGTACTGGTACAGCTACATTTACTGCTTTATCATCTGGAGAACAATTCGGTTCGAAGTCAGCTAACACAAACTGGATTCTGATTAATGATACAAATGATGGAGATGGTGGTGAAGAAGTATTATCAGCTGATATTACTATTAATAACAGTGCAAACCCACCAAGTGTTGTGATTGCTAACTTACCAACCACTGGAGATTTAGGTGGTGGTGGCAGTGATGGTGCTGTAGGAGATACAGTAAGACTCATCGCTCCAATGATACGTACATTAGGTCAAAAGACAAAAACACTGAGTTCAAACACTGCTGTAAACTTTAATGCTGGTACAGACTTTACTGGTACTGGTCAAGCTCTTGGTCATGCAGATGTACATGAATTAGTTTCAGTTGTTGAGACTTCTGGTTCTGCTAACGTTACAACACATTTCGAATTAGATAATGGTCAAAGAGATGATTACTATGATGTTGGTCGTATTAAGTTAAAGACTACATCAAACTATACAGCGGCCGTAGCACTTACTGTAACATATAAGTATTTCTCACATTCAACAGGAGACTTCTTCTCAGTTGATTCATATACTGGCCAAATTGATTACACAGCTATACCTAAATTAGGTGATATAGAATTAAGATCAGCAATTGATTTTAGACCAAGAGTTGGTAATGCGGGTGGTAACTTTACAGGAACAGGTGCTACAGTAGCAGTTGCCCCAGTAAGGTTCTCTCAGTTCTCAACAAATATTCAATACTATCTACCAAGAATAGATAAGATTTATCTTGACTCAAAAGGTGTATTTGGTGTTTCGCCAGGTGTTCCAGCAGTTTATCCTTCTCCACCGTCTATTCCTACAGATGCAATGCATTTATACACGTTGAAGATTCCTGCATATACTACAGGCCCCGATGAAGTTACTCTTGACTTTGTAGATAATCGTCGTTATACGATGCGTGATATTGGTCGTATTGATAAGAGAATAACTCAGATCGAATACTATTCGGTACTATCATTCCTCGAAGCTGAAGCACAGAACAAACAAATTATAGATGGAGCTTCAAGCTTACAAAGATTTAAATCAGGTTATTTAGTAGATGCATTCTCAAATACAAGAATGTCTAACTCTTCATCACCTGAATATCGTGCTTCAATTGATTTAAGAAATCGTGTGCTAAGGCCTGGATTTGCCTCTGGTAATGCTCCATTAACATATGTTTCTAGCGCATCAGGTACAACAAAGACTGGAGACTTAGTTACATTACCATATACCCATTCAGCAATGATAACACAAGGCCAGTATTCTGGTCAAATCAATGTTAATCCATATGATGTATTTAACTGGACTGGTTCAATGACACTTACACCATCATCAGATGAGTGGAGAGATATTGATCGTAGGCCTGAAGTTGTCATTAATAATGATGGTGAATTTGATGCGATGATGAATGCTTTAGAACCTCAAGTAGGTACTGTATGGGGTGATTGGTCAACAAACTGGACTGGACACGAATGGGAAGCTCACGGAAGACGGAGAGAATTATTTAATACTGGTACATCAACACGAGTAGGTGTACAGCAAACAATTGAAATTCAAACATCAAGATTTAGTGTTGGTGATCGTATAGTTGAGGTTAACTTTATACCATTTATGAGAACAAGATTAGTTGCCTTCTCTGCAACTCGTATGAAACCAGGTGTTCAGGTATATGCATTCTTTGATGGTGTGTCTGTAGCAGATTACGTTAAATCAGGAAGTCATTCATTTACACCTCTAGTTGGTATTAATAGTGTAACTGCTCACCCAGGTACAGCATCTACCCTCACAACTGATGCAAATGGTGCAGTGTCTGGTACATTCCTTATACCAAATAACTCTTCACTTAATTTTGCTACAGGTGATAAAGAATTTAAACTTACTCAATCATCTACAAATGATGACGAGACAACTACTACATCTGCTATGGCAATGTATAGAGCTACTGGATTACTTGAAACAAGAGAGAATGTTATTGTTTCAACACGTACTCCTGTTATTTCAAGGACAAGTGTTAATGAATCAGTAGATGCAAGAGCATCAACTGGTAGAGTCCGATGGGTTGATCCATTAGCACAATCAATATTACTTGATAAAGCTGCATTCGTTACTAAGATTGATTTAATATTTACTGCGAAAGATAGTGCTATACCTGTAACGGTAGATATACGTGAAATGGTGAATGGATTCCCAACGCAAAACATTATTCCATTCTCTGAAGTAACTCTTAATCCTGGTTCAGTAAACATTGATGGTACAGTATCTACATTTACATTCCCATCACCAGTGTATCTACAAGATGGTGTTGAGTATGCAATTGTTATTATGGCTAACTCTAATAAGTACTTAGTACGTTATGCTGAGATTGGTAAGGAAGATCAAAATGGTAATAGAATATCACAACAGCCATATGCTGGTGTATTATTTAAGTCTGCTAATGCTTCAACATGGAGTCCAGATCAAAATAAAGACTTAACGTTTACATTACATCGTGCAAACTTTGATATTTCTACTACTCGTACAGCAGTATTAAGAAATGCTGAGTTACCTTCAAGAGCGTTAGTTGCAGATCCATTAACTACTGTGGCAAACACTGCCTCACAAGATAACATTATTACCGTAGCTCATCGTGACCATGGTCATTCAGCTGGTGATTCAGTTACTCTTGCAGGTTTTGCTGCAACGAATGGTTATACTCCAGCTGAGTTAAATAAAGCACACACAATTACTGCAATTGCAAGAGATAGTTATACGATTACAGTTGCTGCAGCTAATCACGCAAATGCGATTACTGCTGGTAATGGTGGTGGTTCAGCATGTCAAGCAACAGAAGGTTTAGAATGGAATACAGCTCGACCAATGTTACAACAAGTTGTATTACCTAATACAGCACAAACCTGGACAATTAAAGATACCGCTGTAGGTAATGGTACATCCATTGGTACAACTGCTGCCGCTGTTGTTGCGAATGAAGATTATACTCCATTGTCACCTAAGGTTATTAAACCAGGTTCAACACATACTGCTGAATTAAGCGGGGTGTTTAGTTCTGCTAATGCTTACTTATCACCAGTACTTGATTTAGAGAGATCTTCTATCATTACTATTGGTAATCGTATTGATAATAGTACCGCAGTTGCTGAGACTGATCCAAGTAAAGGATCTAACTTAGCAAAGTATGTAACGAAGACAGTTGAATTAAACGATACCTCGGATGGTTTAAAGATCTATTTAGATATTAATAGACCTAACGGATCATTTGTTGATGTATACTATAAGCTTGGTAATACGGCAGGAACATTTAATGCTGAGTCATGGGTAGCAGCTACACCAACAGGTAATAATGGTGCAGTAGCATTCTCTGATGGAGCTACATATAACGAAACAGAATATAACATTACTCCAGCAAATACATTTACTATATTTGCTGTGAAGATTGTAATGAGATCTGGAAGTACAAGTACTGTTCCGATGTGTCAAGATCTTCGAGCTATAGCATTGAGAGCGTAATGAAAGTACCTATTCAAGGACATCCTGGTATGGTAAGAGACACAAGCTCAGGCGCTATTATAAATATGAATAGTGATGGTGCACTTCATTCGGCGAATAGGGCAAGATTAATAAAGGACGCAGAGAGATTGAACAAAGTAGAACAAGATGTATCAGAAATTAAAATGATGCTCAAACAATTAATAGAGAGATAATATGGCAAATACAGTTAACGTAACAACAGCAAATACCTTCGAGCAATGGAGAGTTAAAACTAATGAGCTTGGTACTGGTATTGGTGATCTAGATAAAGTAACTAATAGCGATATTGGTGCCACAACTATTGTAGGTGCTCTTGAGGCTCACCAAGGTATTGTTGCTGGTAGTGTAACAGTTGCAGGATCTACCATGACAGGTAACTTAGTCTTTAATGATAACGCGAAGGTTATACTTGGTACATCATCAGATGGCTTAGAGATATATCATGATGGTTCACATTCATATATAGCAGACACAGGTACAGGTGATCTTAAATTTACAGCACCTACAGCTTATTTTTCTGCTAATGTCGATGTTGACGGTATATTAGAAGCTGATGCAATTACAGTTAACGGTGTTACTCTTGCTGAAACAATATCAGATACGGTTGGAGGAATGGTTGGTGGTAATACTGAAACAGGTATTGCAGTAACGTATGAAGATAGTGATAATACATTAGATTTTGCATTAGCAGCAGCTCAAACAACCGTAACATCTCTTAAAAATGCTGCCTTAGTTATTGGTAGAGATGCTGATAACGATATAGATTTTTCTACTGATAATAATATTGTATTCAGAGCTGGTGGTGGAGATCAAATAAAAATAATAGATGGTGTATTACGGCCTGAAATAGATAGTGATGTTGACTTAGGTACATCAGCTGTAAGATTTAAAGATGCCTTTGTAGATAGTATTACAGTAACAGGAGAAATTGATGGAGCTTCATTAGATATTAGTGGTAATGCTGATATTGATGGTACGTTAGAGGCTGATGCTATTACAGTTGGCGGTGTAACATTAGCAACAACTATTGCAACAACTGTTGGTGCTATGGTTGGAAGCAATACTGAATCTGGTATTAATGTAACATATGAAGCAAGTGATAATACACTTGACTTTGATGTTAACGACCCAGTTATTACATTAACAGGAGATGTAACAGGTTCTGCTACAATGACAAACTTAGGTTCAGTAAGTATAGCTACGACAGTTGCTTCATCTAGTGTTACTACATCTGATATAGTTGATTTAAATGTGACTACAGCAAAAATTGCAAATGATGCTGTAACTGAAGCAAAGATTGGAGATGATGCTGTTGGAACAGACCAATTAAAATCATTATCAACATTGTTAATAATTAATTCAGCTGGTGCAACTGTAAAGACGTTACATGGCGCAGGTGCTTAAAACAAGAATTTTATAAATATAGGTATAGAGGAAAATGGCAGTATATTCAGACTTAAGTATAGATCAAGGTTCAGACTTTTCAGCTGAGATAATTGTAGAAGATTCTACAGGAACAGTTGGAAATTTATCTGGATACACTGTTGCTGGGCAAATGAGAAAAACTTATACGTCCACAACAGCCACAAACTTTACTGCTGTGGTATCGAGTGCTACAAATGGGGTAGTCACGATATCACTAGGGAATTCGGTCACAAATTCATTGAAGGCTGGAAGGTATGTATATGATGTAGAGATAACCAAAACAAGTACTGGTGAGAAAACCAGAGTTGTTGAAGGTCAAGTAACAATTAACCCGGGAGTAACACAAATATAATGGCATTACAAGGAAAGATCACAGCAAATAGAGGATACCAGAGTGGTGGATCATCGCAAAAGGTAATTGTAGCCAGAAATATGTCACTTACTGCAGGGCAGTCATTATCAGCTTTAACGGATGTAGATACAACTTCTAGAGGTGATGGTTCGATGATTATATGGGATGCAAGTTCTTCCACCTTTAAAGTGCAAGGACAAATAGAAAACACAAATTTAAAAATAGTAGGCGGGAGTTTTTAACAAATGAATTTTAACGCGCGCACAACACAAATTAATTAGGAGATAGTATGTCAGGTACAGTAATTATTACTAAATATAGTACGAGCACCGGATCGCCGGCGTCTGATGCGTTAGCGGTAGGTGAACAGGCCTATTCATTTAATTCGGATAAGCTTTTTATAGGTGAAACAGTTGGTGGTGCTGTTGTAGCAAGAACGATTGGTGGTCAGCATTTCACCGATATGATGGACCATACTGCAGGAACGCTAACCGCGTCATCTGCAATTATAGTAGACGCGAATTCAAAGATTGATGTATTAAATGTTGATAACTTAACATTAAACGGCAATGCCATTACATCAACAAATACAAACGGTGATATTACAATCACACCAAACGGATCTGGTAAGGTTATTATTGATGGTTTATCACATCCAACAGCGGATGGTTCTGCCAACCAATTCTTACAAACAGACGGTTCAGGTAACTTATCATTTGCCACGGTTGTAAGTTCATTTAATATTGCTGCTGACTCTGGTTCAGCGGATACAGTAAATACTGGTGAGACATTAACATATACTGGTGGTGAAGGTATTGATACAGCGGTATCAAATAATACTATCACAATTTCTGGTGAGGATGCAAGTACAACTAATAAGGGTGTTGCTTCATTTGCTACTGCTGACTTTGCGGTATCATCTGGTGCAGTAACAATTAAAGCGTTAGGTGTATCGAATGCACAACTTGCTGGTTCAATTGCAAACGCTAAACTAGTAAATGATGGTATAACAATCGGTTCGACTGATACATCTCTTGGTGGTACAATTACTGCACTTCCTGGATTAACACAGGTTGTAGTTGATGATTTAACAATTGATGGTAGTGTTGTTTCAACAACTGCTGGTAATACAAACATATCACTTACTCCTCACGGAACAGGAACAGTAACGGTACCTTCTGGTTACCAAGGTCGCTCTGGATTTACTGCAGACTCACTTACTAATAAAGCATATGTTGATAGTGTTGCAAACGGATTAGATGTTAAAGCTTCAGTTCGTGTTGCTACAACCGCTAACCTAACTGCTACATATTCAAATGGTGCTGGTACACTAACTAACTCAGGATCACAAGCTGCTATCGCAATTGATGGTGTTACTCTTGTTGCAAATGATAGAGTTCTTGTTAAAAACCAGTCAACTGCTGCTCAAAACGGTTTCTATAAGGTAACAACTGTTGGTTCTGGTTCAGCGAACTGGGTACTTACAAGAACACCGGATGCTGATGCTGCTTCTGAATTAACTGCAGGTGCATTTACATTTGCTGAAGAGGGTACAGCCAACGGTGACAATGGTTATGTTCTAAGTACAAATGGTGCGGTTACTCTTGGTACAACTGCTATTACATTCGAACAATTCTCTGGTGCTGGTCAAATCACTGCTGGAAATGGTTTAACGAAGAGTGGTAATACAATTGATGCGGTAGGTACAGCAAATCGTATTGCTGTTGCTGCTGATACAATCGATATTGCATCAACTTACGTTGGTCAAACATCACTTACTACATTAGGTACAATCGCTACTGGTACATGGGCAGCAACTGATGTTGCGGTGGCTCATGGTGGTACAGGTTTAAGTTCATTCACTGGTAAGGGTGTTATGATTGCAAATGATGCTGGTACAGCGATGTCATTTGTTACTGGTAGTTCACAATATCACGTGCTTGGGTTCAACTCATCGGGTGTTCCTACAGCAACTACTACTATCGACGGCGGTACGTTCTAAAATTTCTACAAATACAACTAAACCCCCTTCATTGGGGGTTTTTTTACGTATAAATAAACATAAGATGGTGAGTATATACTTGCTATGAAAAATTATAGGATACCATAAATATGGCTGGAACAGTAGTAAAAATCAAGCAATCGGCGGTTGCGGGAAGACTCCCTACGCACAACACCGGAAATGCAACTGACATTGAGCAGGGTGAATTAGCCCTAAACACTGCAGATCAAAAACTATACTCGAAAAACGCATCAGGTACTATCTTTGAAATAGCTGGTTCATCAGGTGGAGCAGCGGGTGCTAATGAAATAGTTACCACAGATTTCACCGCCACAAACGCACAAACTACATTCTCAGTAACATATAATCAACTTAACGATCATGTTAATGTTTATTATAATGGTGTAAAACTATCTCCTGATGAATATACGGCAACAAGCGGAAACTCAGTTGTATTAGATGTTGGTGCTACTACTGGTGCTACCATATCAATTGAGGTTATTAAAGCTTTATCACTTGCTAGTGGTTCAGATATTACTGACCACGAATTCACTGCCACGGCCAGCCAAACTACATTTACTATTTCAGGTGGTTATAATGCATCAAATAGTATACTTGATGTGTATGTTAACGGTGTTAAAATACCTGCCGCAGATTATACAGCTAATAACGGAACAACGGTTGTATTAGGCACTGCTGCAGCGGTAAATGATCAGGTAACAGTAAAAGTTATTAAAGTTGCCGTTGTTACAGATACAGTAAGTCAATCTTCAGAAACTGGTTCTGCTATTATGCCATCAGGCACAACAGCACAAAGAGATTCATCTCCATCAGCTGGTTATTTAAGATGGAATACAACGATTGGTCAATTAGAAGTATATAGCGGATCATCATGGGCTGACGTCAATCAAATGACAGATGGTGAGATTAAGGCTGCATACGAAAACAACTCGAATACAAATGCATACACAGATGCAGAGAAAACAAAACTATCAGGAATAGAGACAAGCGCTGATGTAACAGATGCAACTAATGTTGCTGCAGCTGGTGCGGTTATGGAAGCTGATGCAACAACCGCTGCGATGAGTTTTGTCGTTGATGAAGATAATATGGCAAGTAACTCAGCAACTAAACTAGCAACACAGCAAAGCATTAAGGCATATGTTGATGCACAAATTCAAACGGTACCAGATGCAGTTGCGATGTCAATTGCGCTAGGATAATATAAATAGGATAAGATATGGCAAATACATTTAAATTAAAGACAAAATCAGGAGTGAATGGAGCTGCACTTAGTACTGTTTATACGGTACCAAGTTCTACTACTTCGGTTATTATCGGATTAACAATATCAAACATTAAAGGACAGTCAATTACAACTGATGCTCAAATTGTAACTGCCTCATCAAGTGGTGAGAATGCTGATGATGTTTATATTATAAAAGATGCTCCATTACCGGCAGGGTCATCATTAGAAGTAATGTCAGGTAATAAGATTATTTTACAAACAGGAGATGTTGTAAAAGCTGGTGGATCTAATTCATCAGGAGCAGATGCAGATGTAATACTTAGTATAATGGAGATAACATAATATGGCGTATTTAGGTCGCGTACCTTCTAATGTACCAGTTACTGCAAGTGATATACCAGATAATTCTATCACGGCAGCAAAGATCCTTGATGGTGTAATCACACCACAAGATCTATCGACTGGAGCTGTAACTACAGCGAAGTTAGCAGCGGACGCTGTTGATGGTACAAAGATTGCAGATAATGCAATTGGTATTGAACATATAGAACCAAATTCTGTTGGTGTCTCTGAGTTAAATCTAAGTGACGGTACAGCAAATCAGTATTTAAAAACTGATGGTGCTGGTAATATATCATTTGCATCTATATCAAGTGGTGCAACAGGTGGTGGTACTGATGCTGTATTTGTTCAGAATTCACAGGCTGTTACTACAGACTATACAGTACCAAGTGGTAAGAGTGCTTCTTCTACTGGTCCAATAACATTAAATGCAGGTGTTGATATTACATTATCTGCAGGTTCAAGGTGGGTTATCCTATGAGTACATTAAAATTAAGTGGTTTAAATAGTGGTTCAAGTATAATTAAAGCTCCTGACTCAGGATCTACCGGTGTTACATTTACATTACCAGCAAGTGCAGGCACATTAGCGAAGACTACAGATATAACTAGCTATCCAATAACAACTACAGCAACTGGTAATCTTGGTGTTGGAAGTAATGCAGTTAATAGTATCACAACTGGTGACTATAACGTAGGCTTAGGTGAAGATGCTCTAACAGCTAATACTACAGGTTCAGATAATATAGCAATGGGTAGACAATCTTTATCAGTTAATACAACTGGTAGTTCTAACTCTGCTTTAGGTTATCGTGCTTTAATGAATAACAGTACAGGTTATG